GCATCCAGCGCAGCGCCGATCTGGCCTGACATGGAGGTATGAGCCCACATGCGGCCGCCAGACTTGGCGTATTCATACACCGTCTGATTGATGCGCACCGAACGTGACAGCGGCATCAGGTCGTTAAACAGTGTGAACTCAGTGTTCGGCTGGAATTGACGCAGCACGGTCTGGTCAAAGGCCTTGTACAGGTCAGCAGGTGAGCGAACAGCGTTGATGCCGTTGAGATGGTTAACAGCATTAAGCCGGTCGGCGATCTCCTGCATAACGTTGACACCCTGATGGTTCAGCGCGGCATTACGCTCCATACTCAGCATTCCAAACTGGTATTGGTTCACAGCTAGGTTGCCGGTCTTTTCGCCCAGCGATTTAGAATAAACAAGCATTCAGTGACTCCTTACTTGATCACTACGCGAATGAGATCGCCAGCAGCGGCGGTAATTGAGCGCTCTTCGTCGCAATAGCAGCGATCGTTTTCACCGGTGGCCCACTTCTTAACCTGGCCATTAACGATTGAAAGAGCGTCGCCTTTTTTATAGGTGCCGGCCGCTGCGCGCACATTCAGGAACATGCCAGGTAGCGGATGGATGCCAACCAGCAGATCGTCGACAGCAAACGTGTCATCTACCGTTTTGCAGCGCAGATAATCGAAGTCAGCGACATAGATAATTGCTGTCTCGCTACCATCAACCGACACCTTGAAGACGCCAGCATCGAAGAAGCCCAGGGTGCCGGGCTTGACCGCGGTGGCGCGGCCTTCACGGTTGAGCAGCGGATTAGGGAATACGCCACCGGCGTGAATTACATGTTTTCCGTCTTTAGCCATTTTTTACTCCGGCATTTCGCTGACTGATTGGATATTGGTAGCCTGGCGGAAAGCGCCATTCAGGCCGGTTGAAGTCTGGCATTGAGCAAACAACTCTTTCAGGGGCTCGCCGTCCAGCGCGTTGACCGCGATATCGGTCATGCCAAATTTGGCTTTTACCGCTGCGCGCATGTTGCTCTTCTCGCTTTCCGAGTTCGCGTTGATCTTGCTGTTAAGCGCCAAAACCTGATCGGACAGAGCTTTTGCCCAGGCGGGCATCTCTTCATTGTTGGCGGCCTTTTCCGTCTTCTTGGGTGCGCCAGTATCCGGGGCGATTTCTTCATCGCCCTTTTTCTTGGCGGTGACCTCTTCGGCCTTCATCTGGTTGTAAGCGTCCATCAGTTCGGCATCGGACTTGCCTTCAGTCGGCTTACCCGCGGCTTGGAGCGCATTGATAATCAGTTCTTTCATCGGATCGTTCTCTCCGTTGGTTTTAATCTCGTACTCAATGGGTTTGCGCACGACTTCTACAGGTTCGCCGACGAACACGGCTTTGCCGTCATCATCGATGAGGTACTTCTGCTTTAGGTATCTGGTGTCATCGCGGTAGATGAAGCTGTCTGGCCACACCGTTTCTGGCCATAGCCACTTATCTTCTGTGTCACCCTCACGCAGCTTGTCGCTGATGGCGCGTGAAATGTCGTCAAAAGAGAAGTTGGAGGCGTTGGTGAAGAAGAATTTTGTCTTGTTGAGCAGACCTTCGCGGGTGCAGTCGATACCATCAGCAAGGCGAGCAACTTCGATCTGCTGCTCATGACCTTCTGAGTTGACGAAGATGCCCACGCCTTCTTCCGGAGTTCCGGCGCCAGGCTCATCGAGCAGCACCGCCACATGGTCAAACATCATGTTGGTGGCGATCTCGTTGTACTTCTTTCCCTTCGACTCGCCATTAGCGGCAATGCCGGAATACAAGAGTCCTGTGGAGATGTGGATGGGTTCTGAGTTGGTACCGGCGATCATCTCATCAAGGCGGTTAATCAGGCGCTTGCCCTTCTCGCTTGACTCGGCGTACTGGCGGTTAACGTACATATCGCCCGTCACCTTCCCGTCTTCGTGGCTGACGTTCTGCAGCCATGCGCCTACGTGATATTCATTCACCGCCCGGACATCGCGAGCAGACACATGCTTGCCGTCAACCTTCGGGTGGCCCAGCGGCATCGGGTTACGCTCAAGCGTGTTGTAGGCCTTTTCGATTTCTGCTGCCGGGTACAACTTCCGGTTCATCACGATATCGTCCACGACAGGCGTGATGCCGCGAACCACGATATGTGGCTTGCCGTCGATGGTTTCAGTGGTGATGTTTGAAGCGGAGTTGACGACGGTCAGCACGTTAACGCGGTTGCGTTTCATGCTGGGTCCTCGTTAGTGGATTTCAGGCAATAAAAAAGGCCGCCGTGGCGACCTATTCATGTATATAAAACACTACCGTGTGTTTAAATCTGTAATGATTTTGTTGTATATGGCTTCAAAGAAACGAGTCATATCTACATTACCGTCAACTTCATAGCATTTGATTGTATTTGTTAATGCATTGGATACAAAATCATATTCATCTCCGTCTCTGCAGACGTTTATATCAAATAATATATTTGATGTGCCGTCACTTGCACCCACCCCACCTATTCTCAGGCAGCAGTAGAAGCATAAAAAATTATTATCCTTCGGCAACTGGCTGTCAAAGGCATCATCAACGCATTGCTTTTCCTCATCATAAACGCCAATTGTTAGCACTGGAATTCGTTCATTTGATGAATCTTTAATTATTTCGTTGTTGACGCCAAGGAATTCTGAGAAATCCTTATTGAATTTATTATAGACCTTATACAAACCACTCCAGTACAAGTCTTCTTTCTGACTTTTCCTTAATGCCGCACTCCGAAGCTCATCATATCTGGACATCTGAACCTCCAATTTTAATGAGATTCAAATCTATCATCATTCTATGGTGTCGTCTCTAACCAACTTTTACGTTCTTTCTCCAGCTTCTCAGCCAACCCCTGATTGAAAATGCTACCGTCGTCATTGAGCAACACCGGAATCTGGCTGCAGTAGCAGTTGTACCGGTTGCCGTTCTCAGCGTAGAAGTCTCGCACCTGCTCGGTGGTGTATACCTTTCCGTGACGGCTGGCATGCCAGCTGCGCGTGGTCGGTTTGAGCGCAGATAGCCACAGCAGGCCGGTTTTCAGCCCAAGCCGATCCGCTGCCCAGTCCGTTTCGTTCCATTGCGCCTGGCGCAGTGCGCCAACCTGCTCAGTCTGAGCGATAGTCTTTGCGCGGCCCATAGAGACATCAAGGCGCTTGCTTACCACCTGCGCCGTTTCGCGGGGATTCACACCGCGCCCAACGGCATCCGCGATGATGTTCGCCAGGTCACCGCGCGCCCGGTCAGCTTCCAGCTTCCAGTCGCTATACGTGCTGATGTAGGCACTGGCGATCTGGTTCTGGTATGCAGGGCTGCTTAAAAGCTGCTGAAGCGTCGTCTGGCTGGCGTACACCTGCGACTGCTGCGAGAGGTTGTTGAAGGCCTCCAGCGTGCCGCGCTGCGCCTCTGCGGCGACGTAATCCATCGCCCACAGGCTTTGTTCGCCGCCTTCCAGCAGGTAATCGTCGAGAATAACCTGTACCGCTTCGAGCAGGTCGGCCAGTTCCTGCGCTGACATGTCGTAGATGAACTTGCCAGCGCTGACCTGGTAGAGCGTTGGCTCTGCACCGTTAACGTGACACAGGAAATGCCAGTTGTGGCTGTTAACCTCTCGCTCTCTCCCGGTCAGACGCTGGTCAAACAGTGCTTTCAGAGCACGCTTGATGCCGAGATAACGGTCCTCGATATCCCGGAACATCGCGCTGACCTGCTTCGCTGATCGAGTCGGGTCAACCTTGCTGCGCGGAACTATCGGCAGCCCCACCTTTGCCGTCTGCTCAGGTGTCATCGGCCAGTGGATCATCGGTTGTCACCTTGTCATTCGGGTTAGGTGGTTGCTTTGGCTCAGGCTGAGGGTCGAGGCCTACAATCTCGCGTAGTTCGTTGGCAGTGAATGGCGGCTCGCCACCATAGAAGCCCGACGTTTTCTGGACGATATCAGCCAGTTTCGAGGCGTTCTCGATTTTCTCCTTCTCGCCAGGCGCCAGCAGGTCAGTCCATGAAATGGTGACCTCTCCGTTTGTCGGCGGATCTATAATGCCCAGGGTCCAGAAGCGCTCCAGCAAGGCTGTGATTCTGTCAGTCAGGAAGCCGTTGCGGCGGGTATTGCGGCGAATGGCCCAGTCTGTTTTATCCTCATCGCTCGCCAGTCGTCCGGTCTGCTGTCCAAACAGGATGGTGAAAGGTATCTGTACGGAGGCGGCCAGTTCGTTCGCGGTGACCTCCCACGTCGGCCCCGGGTCGCCTGGCGTAACGCTCAGAACATGCATCTGCCCGGCCTGCATCACGGCGGCCGCATCGGTGCCGCGGTTAAGCTTGTTGACCTTGTCCCCCATCGCTTCGCCGAGGTCGGCATAACCAGCCTTCTTCGCCAGATCGGACAGCGTAGCCATGTCTGTTTCTTTGCTGAACTCGACCGCGATCTGCCGGCTGGCATTTTTCAGGAAGCCCTCAGCGCCACCGCCGGAAATCTTCTCAAGGTCGAGTCCTTTGTTGTATCCGGCCTCAAGCAGGGGGATACCCGACAGAACGTTGTCATCCTCTGAGCCTTCGCAGAACAGGATCACCCTGCTCGGATGCACAGGCTCACCGCGCGTCGGTCCGACGAAAGCCTCGTCTCCAACCGGCTGCTCGTTGAAGTTGAACATCTTCGGCTGGCCGAACGTCTCGGACTGGCGATCGTTATCCCATTCGGCAACTGTCAGTTGCGGCTCCCATACCGGGATAAGTTTTACCAGCGCTGACTCGCCCAGGGATTTCACCAGCCTGGTATCTACTGGATCGCTCCATGCCTTGCTATCTTTCACCTGCAGCAGCAGTGCGGAGTAACGCCCGACCATATTGCGGCGATCGGCATCCTTCACCTTCGGCCACAACTTCTTCATAAACTTGGTTACTTTCTTTTCCCAGGCGTTTGCTTTCTCCGCTTTCTGCGCTTCATCACCGTCAACAATGACCGGATAGTCCTGCCAGCAACCATCCAGAAGACGATGCACCACTGCGAAACCCGCGGCGTTGCGGCGGTACATGTTGTAGAAGTCATGGAAGGTAATGGTTCGCGGGTAGCCAAATTCCTGATAGAGCGTCGGGCGCTTGGTATTGCCACCGCCGATACCGATGGCGTTAAGGTAATTCGCTCGCCGCATTTCAGTGGCGAGATTGTTCACAGCCAGTTGAAGGCCGTTATCTTGTTCGCTCACTGGCGATGCTCCTTAGAAGAATACTGTGCCGACCTGCTTGCGGTTGTTCTTCGCCACGGCAAAGTAACGAAAGCTGTCGGCGCCGTGCGATGTGAAGTCGTGAAGGGGTTTGTCTTTCCAGCAGCCGCGCTTGTCGTCCCACTCCTTGCGGTAACCTTCGAGGTGGGAAATGCCAACAGCGCACTTCTCCTCATCGAAAACGCAGGACTTGAGGATTTCACGCACCGACTCAATGCCGGTGTCGATCCCCGCTTTAGGCACAACGCGGAAGTTCATCGAATACACCCGGCCGTCAATCTCGTATCCCTCGCGCGCCAGCTCTTTGCGAGACTTCGCATCAGCTGCAAACTCGCGGTTCTCGATGTCGTGCGGCCCCCAGTGCTCACCGTACTCATAGCCGCGGTCTTTCAGCACCTTCATGTAGTGCCGAAGCCCTTCGCCAGAGTTTTCGTAGTAGTCGATGACGTGGAACTCTTCGCCGACCTCGCGAACGAACCAGATCGCCGTGGAGTCCCCCACACCAATATCCCAGAACGTGTTAACCGGTAGATGGGAGTTATCCGGGATTTGGCCGATCCGCTTGTTGGTGTAGAGCCAGCGGAATTGTTTGGCGTAGTACGCGCCCTCGACCGACTGCTGGAACGCCTCTGCCGGAATGGTCGGGTATTCGCGCTTCATGTCGTCGCCGAGCGTCTTTTCTTTGGCGTAATACCACGCCTTTTGGCGTTCGTTAACGACTATGCCGTGTTTCGCCTCCATCTCAGCAAAGTACTCAATCAGGCGTGCAGGGAGCAGTTCTACCGGGTCAATTGCGTACTGCGGATTCTTCCACCAGGAGAAGAAGAAAAACTTCCAGTCCAGCGCAGATAACGGTTTGCCCTGCAGCAGTGCTTTCTCTGCCGCTTGGCAGTAATCGAAGAAGT